GCGGCTTTTTCAGATAAAAGTGGAGCTGACGGGACTACCGGAATTTGTGTTCTTTATTTGTATTTTCCTTTAGTTTTCGCACTTTTTCGCCGCATATTTTTCCTTATTTTTCTTTAGTTTTCTTTATATTACCATTTTGTGTATCATTTGTGCATCACGAAAAAGCGCCAGGCTACTTCTCCTGGCGTTCCTTTATGTCTTTTCTGATCAGCTGTTTCAGGTATGCATTGGTCGAGGTTCCTTCTTCGTTTATTTTCTTTAAATGATCCAGGATATCCTTGTCCAGCTTCATGTTCAGCTTGACTGTCTTGTTCGTGTAGTGCTCAGACAGCCACTTGTTTGTAGCGTCTTTCTGTGCTTCAGATACGGTCATCCACGTTCTCCTCCATCCTTATTTTATAATACTCTGGATTGCTGGTCTATTCTATCGTGAACTTCAGCGCTGGTACTTTAGTGCTGTAGCATGTGTTGATTTCTACCAGCCCTTCCAGCTTAGCTCCTGCCTGTTCAAAATCCCAGGCTCCCTTTATTGCGTTCGTCCATGTGGATGAATATGTGAAGTGCTTTATTCCATTCTCTTTCATGATTCTAACGTATGAATTTACCTTTTCTGAATTGAAGACTGAATCGAAATTCAGGAATTCGTTTCCATCCTCAGCGGCTTCTCTGTACGCCCGGTAAACTTCATAGAAGTCCAGCGTTTCCCATTCGAACATTTTGTTCTGGTGTTCCTTCATCAGCATTCGCGCTGCGTTTCTTGTTTCCTCATCCTTTGCTCCTCTGTAGGTTCTGATGATTTCATCTTCGAGCCTGCTGTAGTATTCAAATTTGCTTTCCATGTGTGTTTTTCCTTTCTTCTAGTACCCACAGTATACTGTACTACAGTATATAGTCAAGCGAATGATTAGCATTTTTCTGCAAACAAAAAAAGCCCGGATTTCTCCGGGTTTCTGCTTATTTGCTTCTTGATTTCTTGACCTTGGCCACGACCTTGTCACGTGTAGAGGACTTCTTCTTGTCTGTGGAGCCGTATTTTTTCAGGAATGCACTCTTGTCTGGTTCCGGCACACAACCCTCCTCAATTGCTCCACGCACCCATTCAATGAATTCATTGACATTTGCACGCTTATCCGCATTTTTATCGTGCAGCAGTCCTTTTACGGCTGCTCCCAGTTGCATTGCGTCGTAGTTGTTTTTATCAAATTTAGTCATGTCCTTCCTCCTACTTGTAGTCTTTCAGATGGCTCCAATTTCCCGATCCATTCTGTTTGATTGACTTACTCATGTTCACGCCTTTTCTTGTAAGTATGGTAATGTAGCCATTTTCGTTATCAATCGCAGTGTACCCCTTTGAAAGAGTAAGAATTGCACGTCTTGTATCAGGATCGTATCCGGCGTTATCTAATTTGTGATAGAGTGAATTTTTGTCTCTTGACTCTTTAAATTCCCACATGTCCACGACACTTGTAGATACAATCTTGCTGTCATCAACTTTGAATCTCATAACAGCTGCTCTTGAATTGTTTCCGTAGGCTAGCGATGATCCAAGGCTAGTAGCTGAATATAGTCCTTTTCCGTACCATTCTTGACCACCAGCGTTATAGAGTAGTTTATCATCTGTTTGTGTCTTTACCGCTATAGCCTTTCCTGGGAATGCTCTATTTTCGTTTGTTGTTCTGAACGTTTCAGTTCCGCTCATGCTGTCGAGGGTTTTGTCATCCACCAGATTCGGCGCTCCATCAAGTCCAGAGTTGTTGATAAATCTTTGATAATCAGTATCCCAGGTATAATAGCTTCCTGCTGCTTTTCCTTGAATTGATTTCTGAACAAGATCAAATTGATCATCTACGCTCATCTTTTGGAAGTCGGATACACTAAATGTTCCGCCTCCGCCTGTGCTTCCTGCTGAGGTCGCCGCGGCGGCGACTGTGGTGGCTCCGCCGCCTGCAGCTCGTGATTTTATACTTCTTTGTCCACCTGAGCCCATACTAGTCTTCTCCTCTCATTAAGTCAAGACCTCCCGTTTGAGCCTCCGTCGAGGATTGCCACTCTGCCCTCTAGGGAGGCCAGCCGGTCTCGCAGCGCGTTCTGGTCCTTCTGTAGCGTTGCTACTCGATTGTCCAGTCTGTCACTGATCTTATCTATCTGCTTTTCCAGACGTGTGATGTTATCGGTTAGGTCATCCAGTTTTGTTAGAATGATCCCCACCTGCTGGCCATCTTTTTTACTCGCGGTAAGTCGCCCGATTAAAAATCCGGTCAATGCAACGACCAGGCTTCCCAGTGCGATGATCTGTCCTGTTTCCATAGACTATCTCCACACTATTCCACACTGTCTTTACCGCTTCCATCATCCATCTCAGGCAATCCAGCGAGGGATGTCAGCAAGGAATACAGACCGGCAACCGCTGAAGCGCTGGCAACCATTAGCCAGTCCACGTCTTTGATCACCTGTCCTACGGTGAATAGTGATAGTGCTGTCTGTGCCATGGTCTTGACGGCTCTTGTTCCTGCTCGTTTCCACCACTCTAGATTGAATAAATTGTTCATAGGGTTCCTCCTTTTAAAATAAAAACCCGGCATTTCTGTCGGGTATATGCATCAAATGACGCGCTTTACGCTTGCTGTGGCGCTCACCAGTGTTCCTGCTGCACTGACTGTCCAGCTGATCGGTACTGTGGCTCCCTGTGTGCCCTGGCGTGTCTGTACGGTGCCCTGCACTGGCAGGGTAACTGTTCCGCCTGCTGTTGCGGTAGCCGTGGCCGTTGCGCCTGGCACATTTACTCCGCCTGCCTGCATCTGCACAGTGACGTCTCCAGCCGCAGTGGCTGTGAATACGAAGTTTGCAAGGATTTCAAATGTTCCGGCTTTTCGTATTTCCAGGTTACCGTTGTTAAGCCTTGCCTCCTGGTTCGTCTGGATGGCTGTAGATCCTAGTGGTATCTTCTGGTTTGCGATCAGCGCTGTCTGCGTTGTATTAACAGCTACTAGCATGGCCTGTCACCTACTGCAGAGTAGCTCCAGGGCAGCCGTAGAAGTTGCCGTAGCCGTAGCCTCCATAGCATGGAGGATTTGTCACGTATCTTCCAAGGCTGCTCAGGATGTTCTGTGTCTGTGTCGCATTGGTAATTGCGCCCAGTGCCTGCTGATAGTCTCTGTTGAGGTTATCGTACTTGTCCTGCATCATCTGTGTCTTCAGATTGCAGCAGCACTGCTCCATCTGATGGCTCAGGTTGTTGATGCTTTCCTGTACGCCGTTGAAGCCCTGCATCATTCCCATCTGTGTCTGGTTGAATCCCTGCATGTTTGTGACTGTGTTCTGTTCGATGAGTCTTGCGTTCTCATACGCTGTGTCGCACAGTCCGCTGCTCAATCCATCCAGCTTGCTGATGATTGACTGTGTGTCAAAGCCTCGCTGCATATCAGCTGATAGGTTGCCATTACCGTTGTTGTTCCATCCTCCGAATCCGAAGATCAGGAAGAAAAGAATTAGAATAATGATTCCGTTTCCTTCCAGAAACCCGTCGTGGTCAGTCGTGTTCTTTGGCATGACTGCCGCAATGTCTGACAATGTCATATTGTCCATGTGTGCTCTCCTTTCATCTCTATTTCCAGTCTGCAGAACTGCCTACTTTAGTAGGTTCTTGAATTGCTCCGCCATCGCCTTCGCTCTCTCGAGGTCCTGCTGTGTGTACTTTCCTGAGTTCATCAGCTGGTTCAGAACCGCCTGCGGGTTCTGTCCCTGCATTGATCTCTTGAAGTCCATAAACTGCTGGAGCATGTTTCTCTGATTGTTATTTCTTAGAGGATTCATCGCTGTTTCCTCCGTTCTGTTTTCTGTTCTGAATCGAGGAAATCCATTCCTGGAATTCCTTTTTTGTCAGATAGATGTCTTCTGGCCTGTCTTCATGTACCTCCTGGAACTGGTACGCCTTGATGGTTCTGTAGCCGCTGGCATCTGCCTGCACGTGGTAAAAGATCGGATTGTTGCTGTCCATCAGGATGGCGGATTCGTTCGGTCTCAGGCTGTAGGCTTTTGCGCTCTCCATGCCATTGACATACTGCACCTGATTGATGGACTGAGGCTGCTGGAAGGCTTGGAACCCAAATCCTCCGGGTGCCTGCGGGTATCCTTGAAATGGTGTCATAGTGTATTTCTCCTTTACAACATCATCTTATACCCTGTGGATCCACCACTCTGTTCCTCTTTTGTGCCTCAAATGCGGAAAGCGCCAGAGACACCAAAAGTCTCCAGTAATAGTCGTTAAGATCCTTTACCGTTTCTTCGAACTCGTCCTTCGACATTTTTGCATCCTGGTAGTGCCATTCGCTGTCTTGCATCTTGTTTCGCAGCTGGTACACCACGGCCTTCTGCCTTTCGCTCAGCCCCTGTTCTTCTACCAGGAAGTGCACGAAGTCGGGAGGCAGTGGTGTCTGATATCGTCTGTTTACTCTGCGGTTCATGTGTGTTTGCTTCTCCCGTCTGGCTACTTCACGCGGATTCTCTGTCCAGCATAGATGCGGTTAGGATCTGCGATGCCGTTCATTGCGGCCAGCTTCTGGTATGTTGTGCCGTATCTTGCGGCAATAGCGGACAGTGTGTCTCCTCTTCTGATCGTGTAGTAGACGGCGCGTCTTGCGGCCATTTTCTGGTTGACGATTGCCTGCACCACTGTGTAGTTGTAGCCTGCTGCAGTCAAACGTTTTCTACGATCTTCACCATTACCCCAGGCACCGTTGATGACTTCCTGTGCGATGACTTCGTTTGACTTTCTTGCCGGTGCTGGTGTGGCCGTTGGCTTTGATGCAGTTCCGCTCTTGCCTGCGTACTTGTTCCATGTAGTTACGTCTCCATAGAACACGTTGCAGTCCAGGTTACCGTTGTAGCCGTTCAGACGACCGGAGCTTGTCCACTGCCACATGCAGTAGAAAGGCCACCACTTTACTTTTGGTCGTGATCCTGCGCTGGCCATACTGTAGTTGTAGTCAGGATTGTTGTCGCGATATTTTGCTACCCACAGGCCGTAGTCTGCTGCTGCAACTGCAGACCAGTTGTGCGCGTTGACTACTGACTCGGACATGTAGATTACAGGTTTTACTCCTGAAAGCTGATATACTCTGTCGAGCCATCTCTTTGCCCATGCGACATCGCTTGTGTTTCCGGACTCCCAGTCTAGAATTGGGATGCCCTTTCCAAAGTATCCACGGCAGTTGTTATAGAAGTATTCGGCTTCTCTGACTGCGTCATTTGTCGGTCTTGCGAAGTGATAGAAACCGAAAGGCTTTCCCAGCTTGATTGCCTGCTGGATGAACTTGTCGCAGTACTTGTCTACGAAGTTGAGACCTTCCGTTGCCTTTGCAATCACGAAATCGCAGGCAACATCTGAAATGTTCAGGCCTGCCTGCCAGTTTGATACATCGATACCGTTCATTGTCATATTGTCTCCTCCTTTAATCTGACAAAATAAAAACTTGAGATAATCTCCTCAAGTCTTTGTTAGCTGTTTGTCTGCTTCATTGCTTCTGCCACTGCATCGTGCCATCTCTTTGGCACTTCTTCCAGTGTCATGCGGTTCATTGTGATTTGTCTTACGTACCATTTAACCATGGTTATTCTCCTCCTACGATTTCTGCAAGTGAAGCGATGGCTTCATTGATTGCCGTGATATCAGCAGAGTTCTGATTGACTGTATCTTGAAGTGTTGGCTTGTTCATCACAAATTCTAGAACGTCTGTCGTTGTACTTCCAAGATTTGCGTTGTAATGAGTCATGATTGATTCAATCTTTGTGTAGCCATTGTATGTTGCTACTACTGTTGCACCGTCATCACTGTAAAGGTCAAAGTTTCCACCAAACTTTGCAAGTTCAGACTTGAGTGTATCCACTGTCATTCCGTCTGCTACGAATGCCATCTGTAAAGCTTCGGGGGAGTAGTTCACTCCGTTGTCTAATACATCATAAAACTTGTTATCAATTCTTAATTTATTCATATGTTCTCCTCTAATTAAGCTGTTCGTTCCCAAATGTAAACTGCTAGGTATGGCTGCATGCTTGAGGCGCTTCCAGTATTTCCGTGACTGTGCGCGGCATTTCCACCTGTGTAGTTTGTACTACCAAATGTCTCAGTAGAAATGCTGTTCCACCCATGAGCACAGAAATAGGTACTACCCGCTCTATATTCAGCGTTGCTCCATGCAGGTTTACTGAATTTATGTACATGGGCTGTCATTTCATTCTGTGTAATAGCATGTGCTTGCGTAGTATGAGTATGTGATGCATTTCCACCAGTTGAACCTAGAGGATATTCCGTACTTGCACCAATCAAGCATCGTCCGTCAGCAGTCTTTTTCCATGTTCCACCCCATACTGTCTGAGGATTGAAAGTAGGACTTGTACTGATATAGATTGAGCCGACTGGATGTTGGGAATCGTTTACCCATCCTTTTATCTTTCCCCAGAAATACGTGAGTCCTGTCTGATCTAAATATTTAGCCATGGTTCCTCCTAGCTGGCGAGGATCGTGTCAATTTCAGAATTTGCGATGGCAGTCAGGTCTGTTTTCTTCATGTAGGCGGACAAGTCAATATCTGTGTTACCGATCTTTTCAAATGCGGACTTGGATTCTACCCATACGTATTCGTCGTAGGCGTCTCCGGATGCGTGGCTGTGAGCCATCAGATAGATGACACCCTTTTTACCTTTTGCTGGAAGGCTTTCTACTACCTGGAGATCAAACTGTGTAACGCCTGCAATGGCTGAATTGATTGCTGATGCTACCTGTGATGCTGTCTGGTAGCCCTTGCCTGTGATAGCAGTGTTTACCTGTGTTGCTGTCTGATAGCCCTTAGCCTCCACTTGCTGCATTGTAATGAATCCTGTGATGTCCGTAGCCTTGGCAAAGTAAGAAGCAGCATGGCCTTCCAATGCTTTTGAGTTGTCTACTACGCCGTCGCCGTCTGTATCATAGACAGCCTTTGTCATATCGCCGTTGCCGTTTCCTTTAGTATCAATCAAGTCTTTTAATACTTTACCTTGGGCAGCAGATAATGCGTTAGCTGTAGATGTGGACGTGAGTACGTTTTCGACTGTTGTCTTGTTTGCTCCAGATGCAATGCCAGCCAGCTTGTCCTTTTCTGCAGTCGTGTAGTCATTTGTAGATAGGCCTTTGCCTTCTACCTTGTCTACCTTGTTGTTGAGCTTATCCTTGATCTTGCCCCAAAAATAAAGTAAACCATCATAATCTAAATACTTCATACTATTTTTTCTCCTCCTTCTAGTAAATTCAGTATTTCGGAATTCGTTATTTTCTCGATTCCAAGTGCTTCTAGAGACCTGTTACCGGTTAGTTCAACACTGTTGATCTGCGGCTTGTTTTTCAGTTTCTCATAGTCGCTTCCTGCGGTACCCGCTCGAATAATAATCCTGTCGCGGACATCGATGTCGATGCGTTCTGCTGTTCTGTCGACTGGGATCTCTGTCATACCATAAATCCCTCCTTCAGAACTTCTCCGACGTCCTTTTGAATAATGTCGGAGTTCACCTCGCTTCCGTCCACGAAGAGCACGCGCGCCTGAATCAGACACGTGTCGTATATTCCTTTAGGGAGCTTGGCGGTGTCTTCTGACGTCAATGTCAGAGTAAATCCGTTGTCCTCGACGGTCATGTCTTCCATCGTCTTAGTGATGAGTTCGTCTCGATCTGACTCTGAAATGGTCAGCCAGATATCTTGTACTACCGACGGGTCTACCAGGATACGGATGTCAGGAGTTGAATATCTCTGTATAGTCATTGCTTTTTTCCTCCTTTATGTACAGATATCATCGATATCCGTAGTAGCTATTGTTGGTATATTTGTGACGTCTCCTGGGTCGCCTTTTGGTCCGGGATCTCCCTTTTCACCGGGGTCACCTTTAGGCCCTGGATCACCTTTCTCACCCGGTTCTCCTTTAGGCCCTGGATTGCCTTTCTCGCCTGGGTCTCCCTTTGGCCCAGGTGGTCCTTCTGGGCCAGGATCTCCTTTTTCTCCAGATGATGATTTTGCCTTCACCATTGCAAACAGGAGCTTTCCCTGTCGGGCTGATAGTGGTCTGTCTGGACTTCCGGAGTCCAGAGTATCCTCGACGTCTTTTTTGAATAGTAAATCTGACATAGGATTCTCCACTAGGCTGTGGCGGAGTCAATGTCTGCGTTCTCCATCGGTATCACTCCTTTGGAGATTTCTTCGTAGTTGTCCTTTACCCTGTTCATGAATGCGGTGAACTGTGCATCATATCCGGCCGTCGGGATTCTTTCTGTTCCGTCAACCACAAGCCCGCAGTATGTCTGATTCATTCTTGTGTCTTCGATGTCTTCTGAGGATATCTCTGATGCGTTTGCACGCACTCGAACTATCGCGAGTATGATCTCGTATACTGATGCAGTTCTTACCGGTCCAGACGGTTTGGATCCGCTGCCTTTCACACTTACAAGCACACACTTGTTTGTGTCCTTCGTGTAGCGTACGGCGATGTAATCATATCTAGTCGTGCTTTCTGCAGTCTGGATCGTCATTCCTTCTGTTGCATTGCTTCCGTATGTGATCCCGCCTACTCCTCCTTTGGCTGTCAGCAGGAAGGCATAGCCAGGCTTTACATCCACGGCCATTCTTCCTGTTGCTGATACCTGGAGGTCGCTTCCTGTTGCATTAAAGATTCCCGGTGTCCTGGCTACATGAAAAAGCCGGACGTCCTCAGCCAGGTAGTTGGTATCGTCCAGCGGATATGCTTTTTGTGTCATTTCAGTACCTCCATTTTCTCTATGCTGAGCTCCAGCGTAATCTTTGTATTTGTGTTCTGTTCTTCGACAATATTAAGACCTGTGATTCGTGCAAGATTTGCTACTTTGAATCTATTACTGATCACAGGAACGAGGTCGCCCAGGTCGTAGTCTCTTCCAAGAACTGCGATGCGGTTCTCTTCGTTCAGTTCGCATTCGAACCGGTACGCTTTACTCAGCATTTCTGCATACTTCTGCTGCCCTCGTGCATTGAGGAGTGCCGTGTATTCCTCGGTACTGTATGTATGCTCGTTACCGTTGTCGTCCTCATAGGTTGACTGCAGGTCTCTTGCATCTACATATTTCTCGATGGCTGCTTCTCCTTCGCCTCTTGCATCAATGATGACGCTCGTTCGGCTGGCTCCGTTCTCCTCGCCCAGCACGTAGATGTAGTTGAAATACTCGGACAGATCTTTTGTGTATTCCTGGCTGGCTATGTTTCCCAGGTCATCGCTGAATCGCGCGTTTTTGGCCTGTTTTCCCTCGTATATCTCCAGGACGTTCATTTGTCCGTCCTTTACGATTTCGCGCCACCCCAGCCCTGATTCCTGGCAGAAATCGGTAAAGGATTCCCGCAGTGTCTGCCATGTGGTCTCTGTTCGTGTCACCTTGGCTGTCAGTCCCTTTGACGGTGCCAGCGTGACGTCCAGTCCTCGCTGGTTGTTCATGACCAGCTTTCTCAGCCCTTCTTCCACGTTCGTTACTGTCAGCGTTCCTGTGTTGATGCGGTCTCCCAGGTTGTCGAGGCTGCCGTGGATGATCATGTCTTCCCCGTCTGTGTTCTGGTCGCTTCTCTGCACGTAGTCAATGAACAGAATCTCGTTTCTCTCCTGGCAGACAACTCTGTTGTGTTCTACCAGGTATCTGACGTTCTCGTCTGTCGGTCTTGCATGAATTTCTGCAGACCCGCTTTCCCAGTATCTGGGCTTCCATTGAATAGATGTTACATTCTGCAGCAGAGCCTGCTTCTTACCGTTCTGGTCATAGATCAAGTAGTTCATTACACACCTGCCAGTGATTCTTCAAAGCTGAGGGTAACTTCCAGGTTTGATTCTTTTTCCTGGGCACTGTAGCGCAGAGTGTTGGCTCCTCTTGCCAGCAGAAAGAACGTGCTGTCGTAATCCATGTATTCAAAGGCATTCCTTGTGCCCTCGGATGTGGTCAGCAGTACTTCTCTTGCATTGATCATCGTGTTTACAGTCAGCTCATCGCCGCTGTTCAGCGTAAGCTGAGAGAACGAAATGTTCTCTCGCGTGTCTACGTTCAGCAGCTTTGGCGCTTTCACGCCATCTGCGATGGCCTTGAACGTCACGGTGAAGCCTGCAGGTATATCGCCTCTATTGGTGATGGTCTGCAGTGGCTCGATGATTCTTGATGAAATCTGCCATGGCGTTTTGGAAGAGTAGGCCTGCGGGAATCTGAAGCTGGACTGCAGATAGGAGAAACTCCTGTTTTCTTCTTCCGTCGTCCTTGGATATGGGTACGGCATCTTCATCGTGAACTGGAAGTTCTGCCATACTGGATTTGTCGAGATGTCTGGTGTTTTTGTGGGCTGTCCTTCCCAGTAGACATCTACATTTTCCACGGTGTTCTGGTAGCGAAGTCTTGCCTTGATTCCCGGCAGGATGACTGCCAGCAGTCTCTTTCGAGTTGCCGGGGTATAAAAGTATCGTCCTTCGATGGTCATCGTTCGAGACTGAATGGAGGCCCCGGTAATGCTTGAGCCCACCTGGTTGGTCACCGTTGCCTCGCTCAGCTCTATACTGTTTGCCGACAGGCCATCAATGCCTGTGATCCTGATGTCGCTGTTTCTGGAGAACTCTATGGAGTCTCCGTATTCATTTGTATATGTTACGATTACTGCCATGCTGCTCTCCTTATTGCGTTCTTTGTCTCCTGCGCCATCTCTGATGGTGACAGTGCGTCATGTGAGTTGACTGTCTGGTTGACCACGTATGTGTTGCCGCCGCCTTTTGTGTCTCCCTGTCTGAAGGAATGGCCTTCAAGCTTGATTCTTGTTGACAGGCTGTCGCGGTCAAGGGCTCCAAGCATTTCTGCGCTTGCTTTTTCCATGTAGCGGATGGCATCAGGCATGGTCTTTTTAAGTCCGTTTATGACACCAGGTCCTACCCATCGTGCTTCTTTATCGAATTCCTTCGACGGTGAGCCGATGCCGAGTGCGTCCTTGAAGCCGTCTACCAGCCCGTGGGCCAGGTTTCCAAACCAGCTTGTCAGTCCGCTCCAGGCGTTCTTGATGCCGTTCTTGATGCCGTCTACGATGTCTCCGCCAAGTGACAGCATCTTTCCTGGTATCTTCTTCACCTCATCGACCAGTCCGTCTTTGAACTTCGTTCCTGCGTCTATGGCCTTGTCCTTCATGTTGGTTACCCAGCTTCCCAGGTTATGAATAGTAGTCAGCAGCCATGCCTGAATCTCTCCAGGCAGCTGTCTGAACCAGTTGATGATGCTTGTCAGAAATTCAGACGCTGCTTCTGCTCCATCGCTGATCATGTCTGTGCCCCATTGGGCGATATTGCTGAGAACAGCAAGCAGCCATGACCAGATCAGTCCCGGCAGCTGCATAAACCATTCAATTACACTCTGGATGAACTGCGGGACTGTCGTTGTCGCAAAGTCGAGCAGGTTCTGACCGAACTCCGCAATTTTTCCAAGGATCCATCCGATTCCATATCCGATGCCGTACGGAAGGTCTACCGTGAAAAACTGAATTACGGCCTGTACAAAGCTCAAGATTGCCTGCGGAATGGTTTCCGTGAAGAATGTGGCGACGCTGTCTGCTACGTTCTGACACGCCTCTACAAAGCTGTTGAATGCCTCAGGTATTGTCTCTGTGAAGAATGTTACGACCCCATCCACGACTGTTCCTGCTGTGGTCTTTACTGTGTCCCACAGCCCGATCCAGAAGTTTCTGAAGTCTTCGCTCGTGTTCCAGAGATACAGGAACCCTGCCACGAGCGCTGCAATTGCAGAAACAATAAGCATGATCGGGTTCCCTGAAAGAAGATTGATTGCCTTTGAAACATTAAAGATTGCGTTCAGAAAGTTAATCTGAAGCAGTCCTGCAACCTTCTTCACTGTGCTTAGAAACTTCCATGTTGCAAAAGCCACGCCGATTGCAATGATCGCCGGTGACAGTGAGTCCAGCACTCCCGTTACTGCTGGAATGTTGTCAATGAGCCACTTCAGCGCCTCCTTGATTACATCGACTGTTCCTCCTGCGTTCTGCTGGACGTAGTCGACTACGGTCCGTATGGCGTTTGTCAGATGCGGCATGGAATCGCCTACCTTTTTCACCAGGTCGAGGATTCCGTTCAGAATCGCTGGCATGTTGTCAGCCACCCAGTTCAGCCCGTTTTTAATCACGGACCCGAAGTCTGCGATCATGGTCTGAATGCTTGGAAGTCCAGAATCCTGGACAAAGCTGTTGAATGCTGTAATTACATTGGCCACACCGATTGCAATTCTTGCGCTCATGTTTGAGAAGCTCGTTGCAAAGCTTCCGGCCATTTCCTTCGCTTTTCCTGCAACTGCAGGGAAGCTCTGTGTTCCGTTTTCGAGGGCATCTGTAAGAATGGCATCGAAATCCTGCGCGCTGATTTTTCCCTTTGAGAACGCGTCGGAAACTTCGGCCATGCTCTTTCCAGTCTTTTCTGCAAAGATTTTCAGCACAGGAATTCCTGCATCTGTCAGTCTCTGCCACTGGTCAGCACTGATCTTACCGCTTGAGTTCATCTTCGCCATCGCGTCGACTACATTCTCCAGCGTCTCATTCGTTCCGTCTCCGTAGAAGGAGACAGCGTCCATGAGGTTCTTGACCATGCGTGCTGAATTGTCTAGATCAAGACCGGAAGTGGCCAGCTTCTGTGTGGAAGTGGCGGCAGCGTCCAGTCCGTATGCCGTATCGCTTACGGCGTCCGTCAGTCCCTGGACGACCTGTGATGCCTTTTCAGTGCTTCCTGAAAGAATAGACATGACGTTTGTAGCCTTGCCCATCGCGTCAAGTCTTGCCGTTGCCTTGCCGACGGAGCCTGCTATCAGCTGGTAGCCCTTGGAGGCTACAGAGAACAGTGTCTTGCCTACAAATGTACCCTTTATGATGTCTGCCATTGAGGAGGATTTCTTGGCTACGTTCTTCAGACTTTTTTCATATCCGTCTGTCTCCAGCTTCAGCTGAATCGTAATCTGGCCATCAGTTTGTGTGAATGCTGGCATGCTTCCTCCTTTCTAGGTGTTTAGTTTTGCTAAGAGTTCCGCTTCGATTTCGTGCGGATCTCTTTCTTCCTGTGCGCTGTCGTCTGGAACCTTCCAGTATCGCTTCAGCTTTTCTGCATGGGCCTTCTCCTCGCCTTTCAGCTTGGAAGTATCACGGAGTCTGGCCTGCACGACCTTTATGAACTGCGTCTGTTCTGTCAGCCCGTCCAGCAGCGCCCTGAATTCAAACCAGTGAAGATCTGCAGTCAGCAGGTTGATTCCGTACTGCTGTATGAATGCTGCATATATCAGCCACCAGTCACAGTCGAACCGGTACGCTGTAGCTTTGCTGGAATTTACTGATTCTCCCTTTGGCTCCTGCTCGCACATGTAGAATTTAAAAATGCCAGCCCACAGGTCTGGTATCGTCACGTCTAGTCGTGATAGATCCAGGCCGATGTACTGACATATGACAGGCAGTTTGGCTTCCTTTGGAATCTGGCGGTCCTTCATGATGAGGTCCGCCTTTATCCAGCTTCTGAAGTCTGCAGAGACTGGAATCTCCAGATCATCTGCGATGATTCTTGTAGGTAGCTCTTCCTGCGAAATTGCGAGCATTGCTTGCTCCATACTTTGCCTGTGCGATATTCTGTGCCTTTGTCAGAGTTTCCAGGCTCTTGGCCATCTGGTCGAGCTGGCTGACCGCAGTCTGCGTATCGCGCATGCGTGCTTCTCTTTCGTCTTTCATGAATTCGTCCTGAAGAACTCTGACCAGGTCCAGACATAAATAAAAAGGCGCCACGCTCGTGTTCATTCCTTTGAACAGACGTGCGTACGCTCCTCCTCCCAGCATCTTGTCGATTGTTCTGTGGCACAGATCAATCAGTGCGTCATCGATGGTTTCTACTTCGGCTGTAGCCTTTGTGAATTCATCAGCGGCCTGCAGTGCCTTCAGGCTGTTGCAGTCCATCTGGAATGTTTCACCTTCGATATTCAGTGTTTTGATATTTTCCTTCTGCAGTTTCAGTTCCATGGTTGCCTCCTGTCTTTCATTGAAGTGTTATTCTGCCGCGTCAGCGGTGAATGTTTTCGATTTGATATTGTATCTACCGACTTCCTGGTCTCCCTGCTGTGCAAATGTACCGGATACCGTCAATTTTGCACCCGCTTCTCCTGAGCCCGGATTGTCTGGCTGTACTTCATATGTTCTGTGGTATGCCTTGTATTCGCCGGCTCCTGGCGTCACTTCGTTCCATGTTTCTACTTCTACTTCTTCAAATGTCGCATGGATCTTCTGTTCCTTGCCGACGGAATAGAGCCAGTATGCAAAGTCATCACCCGGGTATGCTCTTCCTTCGTAGGATACTGAGGGTGCGTAGCCTGTGAGCTGGCTTGTCTTGTTTGTTTCGGCGATGTACTGCACGCCTTCATCTGTTTCCGGGTTGAGAGCCTGTTCCCAGTTTGTCAGCCCTTTGTTTGCGAGGACATATTCCTTGTCAAACTTTACGTAGTGGAGGTTTTCTTCCACTTTGATTTCTCTGTTTGGTAGTGTCATATCAGTCCCATTTTCCTTTCTTTTCATAGGTTAGTATGAACGAGCAGTAAAAGGTAGACAGCTTTGTGCCTTCCCCTGTGTAGTCTGCGGGCAGTGTGGTCATTTCTATTTCCTGCGCCACAGCATCGTCCAGCCTGAGGTTTGGAAAGCCTGCGCTTTGCTCTTCCTCCAGCACCTGGTGGATTGCCTCTAGAATTCTTGATAGGTCCAGCCTTGCCTTTGTATCTTTTCTGCTTGCTTGAATATAAATCTCAAACGGAAATTCTGCGCGGTATCCGCCGCCCAGGTAGGATTCCTTTTCTTTTCCGTATCCCTGCCTTTTGAACAGCAGGGCTGTCTGTGTACTGTTTTCGAAGTACTCCAGGTTCCACGGAATGCCATTGATGTCAATCTTTGACATGTACCTGTACAGTCCGTCTTCGATCTGTTTTACGTCTTCCAGTTTCATCGATTGAACTCCTTCTTGAAAAGCGCGCCCGCCAGTCTGTCCCAGGATGAGCCTCTCTGCGTGAACGTCTTCTCTACCCATCGTGATCCGCCCTGTCTGTAGGTCAGGTTGCGGTTTGTGTAGATTTTCTTTTCACCATAGTGTGCCCACGGGCTGTGGCTGTTTTCGCCAATCATGACTTTACCGGTATGCTGGAAGTGCGCATACGGCGTATCCCACACGATATAGTCATTTGTCAGCGGTGCCCATCTCAGAGCTGAGTTCCTGAGGGCTCCTGTCTTGAGCGGTACGTTTGCGTTGCAGTCCTTGATGATTCTCAGCTTGATCATCGGCTTGATCTTCTGCAGACACCTCTTCGTTCGTGCTGTGATGCTGTCGACAGGAAAGTCGACAGTAACTTCTGTATCAATCATTCGGCCTGCACCTCTATGAATTCCGGTTCGTTTCTCAGCGGATTTGTGTGAGTCACGCCCGTTATCTCATATTCCTGTCCCTGGTACTCCAGTCTGTCTCCTGCACGGAGCGTGAACTGTCGCATAGGGTTTCTGAAGTTCTGCGGTTCGCTGTACTCTTTTGTTGCCTTGATGTCATTTGCATCAATAACCACGCTTACACCATCCTGGTTGCTTCTGCCGGTGTTGCCACGGCTGGAACTTCTGACGAGTTCCACCTTGACCCTTTCCAGGATTGCCTCGGAGCGCTGCTCCTGCATGTCCTTCTCCGGCAGCACATTGATTACCTTGATTGTGTGTGGTCTCAGCCATCTTGGTGATCTCATAGGAGCACCCTGGAGCCGAGTCCGGATCGCATCAGCTCGTAGTCAATCTGCGTTTTTGCAACGGGTGACAGTGGCAGGTTGTACAGCTTCGGTGTACTCGAGCCGTCATCCATGGAATAACTGAATCCGCTGGTAGTTACCGTCTTCAGTGCCATGTCATTATTTCCCTGGAAATAGTCAAGACCTCCGTGCGCATCTACAAATTCGATCTGTCTTACGATTGGTGTCTTGAGCTCGATTCCGTATTCCTCCAGAGGCCTTACCCTCCAGTACGGGATGCGGGTCTTGATGTAGGCATCGATGACTTCTTCGACCAGCGGTTCCAGTCTGTCGTAGTCCTTCCCGGAGGTGATGGCTCTTCCGCCTAGATCGCTGTACTCCTCAAAGGTTACGATCATGGTTCACCTCTCAGGCTGCTGCTGCGACTTTGATGTTTCTGAAGACGCCAGCCTTTGTGCTGTCCTTGAGGACGATACCTGCGACCATTTCAACTTCACCCTTCTTGACTGCTCCTGGCTTGGATAGGTCAGGGAGGTATGTGTTGATGATCTTTCCGCCCTTTGGAGATACTGCATGTAATGCGTCCAGACCGAAGCAGACCGCATAGATTGCTGTTGCGCCTGTCTTTGCGTCTGTGCCGACTACATCGACAGTCTTGCTGCTTGCTCCGTCGTAGTATCTGCCCATGTCAACGATTGGGATGCCGTCGTAGGCGTCTACGCCTTTGCCGAAGTCATCCTTGCTCTGTGTGTAGTAGCCCATGAGCTTGGCAATGTATTTCAAGGCTGTTGCTGTCTTGGAATTGCAGAGAAGAGCATCAGGCTTCTGTGAAAGTGTTGCGAGCCATGTATCGATCTGGAATGTGAACGCTTCGGCGTTTGCCTTGATTGCAGCAACTGTTGAAAGATCTACAGCTTCTGCTGGCTTGTATTCTGTGGAGAGGCCTGTGCAGAGTGCGTCTAATCCGTCAAATGGTGTATTGTCTGTGTCAGCCTTGCCGTTCTTTGTGGACTTGCCATTGATAAAGTCATAGTGGAACTTGTTGGATACGGCTTTTGACTTCTGCTGAAGCTGGAAGCTGATTTCAGATTTTGCTGCTGTTCCTTCGAGAACACGGTCTACTTCAAACGCACCACCGAAGATCTTTAAATTGATGACCTTTGTTGCACGGATTGCTTCACCTGCAGTATATTCGCTGTTGATCTTTCTTCCTTCTGCTACAGATGGCGTCAACAATTGAGTGTAGCCGTATGCGAGTGTAGATCCGCCTGTTCCTGGGGATACGGAATTATCGAATGTAAGTCTGTCTAAAATAAAAGAATCCCTGCGGAATTCATCGATTACTGTCTGGTCGATTTTATCTGCTAGCCCGACCTTGGCTTGTGCGAGTGTTAATGGCATTTATTTTCTCCTTGTTAGTCTTTGTAGTAATCAGCCACGGCATCTTCGATAGAATTGATTTCTGTCTTTTGTGCCGGGTCTGCGTGCTTCCCACCCAGATTCACCTGAGTCTTTGGCTTAGGTTCTGCTGTGAATAAGAAGTCGTCTTCCTTCTTGATGTCTGCGATCTGTTCGTCGAGTCCTTTGACTTCTCCATCGTCTCCGATTGTGATCTTGTCAAAATCCAGCATGCCCAGGAGTGCCTTTTCGGAGCGTGTTCCTGACTTGGCTACTGCCAGCTGTACCTTGGATGCGATTCTTTCGGCTTCGATGTCGTCTGTGTACTTCTTCTGCCAGTCCGCTACATCCTGCTGAAGTTTTTTCACGTCTACGCCGTCGTAGTCCTGAACTTCCTTTGTAAGCTCTGCGATTCGTGTGTCTCTTGCCTGCAGATCACTGTCGTACTTCCCTTTGGATACGTAGTCGCCTGTGGCTAGATTTGCGATTTTGATGTCCTTTTCGTGACCTTTGAGTGCTTCTGCGACCTGGTTGTAAAGGTCTACGCCGAGCACGTCCTTTAAAAACTCCATGATTTCCTCCTGCGTTTTTTATATCTGGTTCTCTCCAGTGTTAGAGTCAGCCTTTTTCAGCGCATGCTGGGGCGCCGGTGAACCTTTTAAACGCCTTGTTCAGGGCATAAGAAAAGGCGCCGTGCTGGCGTCTTATTTCTTCTTGCTTAGTTTTTCTTTCTGGGCTTCTCTGGCTTCTCGTGCCGCCAGGGCCTTCATCACTCTTGCTGCTCTTTTCTTGACCGATCGTGGTGTGCAGTCGATGACATTTCCTGGCAGTGTGTCTACCTGGATAAAGCCGCCGAGCGCTTCATTCTCTTCTCTTTGAAGTTCAGCCTGTGTTTTCTTCTTTGCCATGTTCTCCTCCTTATTCCGCTGTAACGTCTATGATAATCTGTCTTTTTGCTCCGCCTTGCTTTGGATAGGCGGTAGCGCCTGTATAGTGGGCACCTGTGATTGTAAATCTAGTTCCCGTATCCAGCAAGACTTCCGCCTGGCTTCTCTGAATAAGTGCGGCCTTCGTTCCCTTCTTGGCCTGGATGTTCAGGATTACTTCTCGTCCGCCTGAGGCAGGTCCTCCTGGAAGGAATGGCGACATTCCCTTTGTGTGGCTGGTTGACGTGAACCCCTTGTTTATCCAGGACTGACCTACCAGCGCCTGCTGGAGCTGGGTGTCGCCGGTCTGTGATCGCGTGCTGTTGAACTGCTGCATATTGATGCCTATTCGCTTGAGCATGTCGTCATGGTCTCCTCGGTACAGGATGTAGTTGTCCTGCATCGGTGTCATGATGCTCTTCAGTCCGCTTTCTGTGGCCTTCTGTTTCGCGGTCAGCGGTCTTCCTGTGTTCAGTGCCTGGTTGAGGTTCTGTGCGTGGTTGAACCCGTTTGAAGCGTAGCATGTAGGGTCGGTGTAGTTGTGGATGGCTTTCAGGGCTGCGCCTGTCTGCTTCTGTCTCTGTGCGGTCAGCATGCTGTTCTGCGCCGCTAGATCCATGGCCTTGAATTTCAGCTTCTGTGCTCCGCCTGTATTGCTCAGTCCGCCCTTCGGGCTTCTTCTTCCTCCGCTTCCCATCGTTCTCCTTTCTACGCTCCGTAGAGCCAGTTGTCATTCTTTATGAATTCATGCTCAACTCGTCCCTTGAGCCTGTCTTCCAGCATTTCTCTGTATGCCGTGCTTCCTGTTCGAACATATAAAAAGGTCGGGCTTAGGCGTTCTATAGCTGCGTCTAATCCTGACCAGAATAAAGGCCGCGCCTCCGGGTCTCGAAGCGGGCCGATTGTATTGATCCAGAGTACTGAATTCTCCGGGATTCCTTCAAAGCAGTATTCGTGGCTCTCTTCATTGCTGAATGAAAGGCTCGGGATCACTTTGATATTGTTGATCTGCGCGTATCGCGCGACCCAGTTGTTACGGTAGTGGTTGTACTCCTGCAGTGGCCGCGGCATGTCTGTATACATGCTGAAGTCCGGGCTTACGATGCCTCGGTACTTCTGAAGCATCGGGATGTACTTGTCCGGATCGTTCCAGATTCTTTCGAACTTGAAGTCCTGGATGTGGAAGTGTACCCATCTGTCCCAGTCGTCGTTCTTTGCGGCTAAATGAAAAGGAATCGTTTTCGCGATTCCCTCTGTTTCTTCTTTTGTGATTGGTTCTATGATGGGATACCCTTTTTCTGTGAATTCGAACTCAGTTTCGTCTGTCTTGAACCAGTTCAGAATATCCTGTCCGTTGTTGCTTGCGTTCTGTCTCATCTTATCGCCTCTATGAATATTACGATTATCCTTGCTATCACTTCCGCGATACCCTTTTCGAGCCCTTCGATCGTCTGTTCCATGCTGTCGCGTATGATTTCGATAATTTCTGACATATGATTTTCCTCAAAAACAAAAGGACGGCTGCCAGTCCTCCTTGTTGCTAGCTGTCTATTTCGTGTGTGCGTTAAGCTCAGCAAGTCTTTTTTCTTCTTCTTCGATTCGTTTGTCCAGCTCTTCCTTTGATAAATTTCTTATCCATTGAGGAATGCCGTCATAGTATTTGTGTGTTTGTTTCATATCTTCCTCCAGCCTATGCCATAGTCTCTTGCCAGTTCTTTCATGGCTTCTTCGTAGGCTTCGTCTTCATTATAAAAGTCCTGCTCTTTTCTTGCAACCTTCATGTCGATCAGCATGCTTGAAATATGCTTTTTGCCATACCAGTACTCGTAGATAGTTCCATTGTGGCATATTACGTACGCTTTCCTGTAGCTTCTGTTCTTCGCGGTAGCATAGTCTCCTCCCGACGGATGCCTGGAGCCTGGGTGATTGTGTATTCCCACAAGTGATCCCTTGTATTTCTTTACGGCTCTTAGTACGGCCTTGTTAGCAGTAACTTCGTTTTTGACGGTGGAATGCGTTTGAGAGGCGACGACCTTCCCGGTATTCATATCGATGAGATGCAGATCTTCCATTTCTGTTCCGCCTCTATGCCGGAGCATGTCCATGGCCTTTGCGTATAATGCCTCGTTGACTTCGTCGCTGCTGGTTAGGGTTTTGAATTTTTCGTGATAGGCGCTGGAATTTACATATTCCCAGTTCACGCGTGTATCGGATTGCTTGGAGGATCCTTTCTCTTGCTCAAGTACCGGGCTTGTGTTGCTCCACGCCTTTTCTGCCGAGTAGTCGCGCTTCAGGAATCCGTTTGAACTCTTAATCAGATCATTGATCTTTTCCTTGTAGTAGCTCTTCCACTTCCTTGCTTCTGTGGTGTCCTGGCCTCCAGCCTTGAGCACCTTCTCTTCTCTGTCCCACTTGCGCATCTTGCGTTCGAGGGCTCTCTGCTGCTGCTCCATCTGATAGAACTGTTCGTTCTTTGTTTCGTCGATGTGGTAGTAGGTCTGCTCGTCTCCTTCTCCGAAGAACGGATAGAACTGATGCCTGCAGTTGTAGCCGCCCAGGCCTGTTGCTGTTCCGTAGCCTGTGGCCTCATAGAAGTTCTCGTAGTTTCCTTCTGGATGGTTTCTCCAGTAGATCTTGCCCTGCCATACGGCATGGCTTGGTCGTGCTCCCAGGTGGCTTGAAACTTCCACCAGGTTGATGTCCATATCGTCCAGCATGTCCTCTTCGCATTTCAGTGCGTTCTGGGCCACGCTGGTTCTTACAGCAACCCTTACGGCCGCCTCTACGCTTCTTTTGGCTCCGGTCGGGTATGTGACTTCTCCCAGCCCTTCCTTGGCCAGCTTTCTGATGGCGTTGGTCACTGCCTGGTCATAGCTGTACGCACCACTTGCCACCTGAAGGTATGCCTGGTCGTACAGATTCATCATCTGAGCTGTGGCCAGCTGTCCTGTCGTTCGTGTCAGATTTGACAGCTCGTTCTTTGCGATGTTGGTACTCTTCTCGATCTGTCTTCCAAATGACAGCCCGCTGGTATCGTACCCGTGCTTCTCCAGCTGCACGATCGTATCGCGTGTGCTCTTGTAGGTGCTCTCGTTCATCAGCTTTTCTACTTCTGATTCACTTGTGTTCAGTACCTTTGCCAGCGCCCTGTTGATGTATTCCTGCTGGAGTGACAGTTCCCTCAGCTTTGCGTTCAGGTATTCTGTCGTGCTTGTCATGCTTCCTGCGTGCGCTATCCTCTGCGCCATATCGACCAGAATCTCAGTGACCAGCTTCTGGTATTCACCTTCGATTCCGTCCGTGCATTTCTGCAGATAACTTGGTGTCAGTGCCATACGTCAGCCTTCTAGTCGTCTACACCGCCCGAATTGGCCCCATTTGGGCCCGAATTCGCGCCATTCTGGTCTCCCGGGTTGAATTGTCCGGCCAGCGTCTGCTGTTGCGCAGCGGCCGTTTCTCCGGTCATTTTACGGGCCGTCTCTTCGTCTTCTCCGTCGTACTTTACGCGGTACTCCCATTTCTGTCGGATTCCTGCGGCGATTTCCTGCATGAATCTCATTCTTTCGGCCTCTTCGTCTGCGAACATCGTATCATCAAACTGAATTGTGATTCTTGCGTCCACGTCCAGCGGCTGGTGGAGCTTCTCCCTGCCCAGGATGAGCGCCGCTCTTGTCAGGTCTTTCAGTGCCTCCTGGATGGCGATTCTCTGCTTCCAGACGGATTCTGTCAGATCCTTGTTGCTGGCTTTGACCTGCGTTGCTGTGGTCATGTTTGCCTGGTTGAACTGGTAGCGGTTCTGCCCCAGCCCTACCTTGGCGCTCAAGAGGTTCAGATTGAACTGCACGTTCTCCTTGTTCTCGTCCACTCTGAGACTTGGATTGTACTCGTTAAAGAATTTAGGATCTCCAGGGAGCGCTTCTCCTGTGGTCACGTAGAGTGACTTCTCCAGCGTTGCTCCGATGTCCGGTTCCTGCTGGACGACTCTGTCCTGGCCATTCTCGTCCTTCGCATAAGTCTTTGGCTTGAGCTGGACGGCTGCCTGGTCCATGAAGACGCGCTTCTTGCCCAGCAGCGTATCCATGAACATGTTGTCGTAGCTCAGATCGCACAGCTGCAGGTTGTCTATCGCATTTGCGTAGATGCTAGCTCCCAGCGGTACGTCTGCGATGTTGTTTTCAATGTTCGGCTTCATGATCACGAACGGTTTACATGGCAGTACGTAGGATTCCACTTCTCCGTGTGGTCCTGGTACTTCCTCGTATCCTCCGCCTCTGTTCACTCTGTAGAAGTGGTTCGTGATGAGGTACTCTCCGTCGTCATTCAGCTTTTTGAAGATCTGAACATAGAGGTGCTCCTGGCCGTCCTGTGTGTAGTTGCTGGCCAGCGCTACATCGGTGATGTCTTCATCGTCGTATGTCAGCGGTACGATCATCTGTGCGTCCTTGATGACCTTCAGCTCGAGTCCTTCTCCTGCAAGTTCTCCGCCCTGTTCCGTGGCTCCTGTCAGCTGCCAGTAAAAGCAGACAGTTCCCTGTGCGAATTCTCTTTCAACGGCCTTGTTTCCCTTGACCCAGAATCCTGTTTTCCCCAGGATGCCTCCGTTCTGCTCATCGGTGTCTCCTGTCAGCCATTTCTGTGTTTTGTTGGTGTCGTGCTCACCGCACTCTATCAGGATGCGTGTCTTGTCGTTGAGCAGAAGGTTAGCCCAGTCCTCGCAGAGCTTCTTTGCCATGCGCATCTGCTTTCTCTTTACCTGGGCTCCGTTGTCCTGCGCGTCCCTGATCCAGTAGTTGTGGAATTCCGGGACGTATCCTCTCCACCAGTCTTCCCACAGATGAATGTCCGTGTAGTACTGCTGGATGTTATCACTGACCGGGTATCCCAGGTCGCTTAAAATTGTGAAAAGCAGTTTCATCAGTCTCTCCTTCCTGTGATCACGGTCATGAATGTCGACCATGAGTAAAAGTGGGCATCGAAGGTATCGATGTCCGTCGTGAAGTCATCGAGGATCTTGTCCTCTTTTGACTTGCTGTCGTATAAAGCCGTGCTCAGTGCGTCTACCACCATCGGCACGGCCTGAAATTTCATTTTATGTCTGTTCAGCATCATATTGTAGGTCAGGATTCTTGTCTTTCCTTCGACCTTCTTGCAGTCAGCCACCTGTGTCGAGAATCCTGCGTTTCTTACGGCTGCTCTGATGCTGTTCAGGATGACCTGTTCTGCGTTGTCCACGAAAACATAGGCCACGTAGTAGCCCTGCTGCTCCAGGCTTCCCAGGAGCGCTACTGTCTCCTGGCACAGTCTTTCTGCGTCTATCGTGCCTTTGCTGTGAACGATCTTTCTCTCTGCAAAGGTTACGATCTCGCTCCAGTCCATTGTGATTCCTGTAGCCACCAGCGTGCTGTGGGATTTCGTTCCGCCGATATCCAGGCCGATGTTGATTCGTCCGAACAGCGGCAGTTCTCCCTTGACTTCCCATCCGCTCGGGTTGTCAGCAAACTGCGGGAAGAGCAGACCTTCTGCGTTGCACCACTCTCCCAGGATGTATCGGTTGTAGTAGACCGTGCCCCTGTATTCGTTCTTCAGGTTCTCTACGAAGTCCGGCGATAGAAACGGATTGTCATCGATGCAGTAGTGCTGCTGGAAGATGTCCGCGTCGCTCTGCAGGAACTTGTGAAACCAATGGTTTTTGTTGTCCGGGTTGCAGGGTCCATCAAAGCATGAGTACGGCTTGTCGAGACGTGATTTCAGCATGTTAAAGACTTCTTCGTTCCATGTCACCACTTCGTCTCCGTAGCAGTATTTGAGGCTGGATCCACGGATCTTGTCTACCTGGGTGATCTTGTCTGCGCCCAGCGCGTAGCATTTCTCTCCGAAGAGATCGACCGTGTTGTCTGCGGGTCTGATGCTTCCGACCAGCTTTGCCCCGTACATGTCTCGCATCGGTGCCAGGACGTTTCTTTCAAGTGTTGATTTTGTGTTTCCGAGTAAAAGAACAAGCCCGGGCTTTCCTGCAACTGCCCGGATGCGCTTCGGGATGATGTAGTAGTCCAGCCAGGTCTTGCCTGATCTTGTAGCGCCTGTCTTGACGTTCCATCTGTGCGGCTTGGTTGTCCAGAACTCCTTCTGCTTCTCACTTAGTTCCATTGTCGTCCTCGGCCAGCCTGTCGATTCCCTTCAGCAGTTCATCGAGCTTTGTCAGTTCTGACTTTCCGCCGTTGGTCTGTTCCGTCAGCGCCTTTGCCTGCGCGTTCATCAGGTTTGTCTTTGCTCTATCCAGCTTGGACTGTGGCTGCTGGCCCGTCATGTCGCGTATGTATTCAGCGGCTCTTACGTCACCTTTGATGGCCTTTTGGAACATGGCCACGGCCACCAGCATCTCGTTTGTCATCTGGTCTTCCGGGATGCCCAGGTCTGCCAGCTTGGCTTTGTTTCTGTCTCCTGGCTCCAGCGCAAGGATGACCTTCAGGCTGTCCTTCAGGTGCTTCTTCTTTGCGATGGCCTTCTGTGCGGCAATTCCTCCGCGTCGTCCCATCTCTGCGGCTGTTTCCTTGGTGAACGGCTTTGTAAGGTTCGCGAGCTGTCTCTTCTTTCCTTCGCTCATCTCAGCCATTAGCAAGCACCGCCTTCTCTCCTGTCTGCTGTTCCCAGCGGTCTATGATGACGTCCGCGTAGCGTGGATCGTATTCCATCATGAAGCACTTTCTGTTCAGCTGCTCGCATGCGATGAGCGTTGAGCCTGAACCTCCGAACAGATCGAGCACGTTCTCGCGTGTTCTGCTGCTGTTCTTTACGAGCCTTGCTATCAGCTTGATCGGCTTCATTGTCGGGTGCAGGTCGTTCTTGGCCGGCTTCTTCTCGTTGATCACCGTAACGTCTGGATAGGTCTCCAGGATTCTCTGCACGAGTGCCTTCAGCTCGTCCTTCTTCATGGCATCGAGGTCCAGCTCGTCATCGTCGATTACTGTCGTCAGAGCTCTGTTGTTGATGAAGTAGTGGCTTGCGCCGTCCTTCCATCCGTAGAGGCACGGCTCGTGCTTCCACTGGTAGTCCTGTCTGCCGAGCACCAGGTGTAGAACGCCAAATTAAATACACATAAAACCAATAATATGTTCAAATTAAATAAAAAAACGATGCAGAGAAAAGACTAAATCATAGTCA